AGAATATCTTAATGCTGGATTAGTTCCTAAAGTACCTGCGTTTGAGTATTGAACATCACCAACTTGAGATGCAGTATTTAATGGTTGATGATGGCTAAATCCAGTTTGACCATTTCTATCCGAACCCACATAACCACCGCCTTTGTAAATATTTCCATCAAGAATACTATTGCCATCTATTTCTATTGATGATGGAACAATCTCTGAACATTCACCAACTGATATTGCATAAACAACAAACAAGTCCTTTGACCTGTTTTGTGCTGTATCCATGTAAACAACCTGACAACCCACTCTTCTTGTTCCATAGATGACTGGTATCTTGCCACCAGCAGCAGTTTTGTTGGCCATGATGTCTTGACCTTTTGACAGCATTTGCCTTGCTTGTAAGAAGCCTTTAACACCTACAGCAGTGGTAACAGCCATGAAGACCATGTTTATTCTTTCTAAGGTCTTAGCTTCACTCCATGCTGTAACTACTGCACCGCCAATCTCTCTAAAAAAATTAAAAATAGCGTTTAACATTTATGAACCCCACCTTACATCTGATTTTACCTGTGTGGCAAATTCCAAACCTCTATCACCTGAATATTCTGCTTGTTGAGATTCATCTGAATAATGTCTACCTTTTGTTAAATTCCAATTTGCCCAATGTGAAGCAACGGTCATAGAAATAATTGAATTATCTATACTTTCTGAAATAGATATGCTTCTAATTTGACCTGTAAAATAATTTATAGCACCTACTAAAGTTTCATTCTCATCAAAGTAGGCTAAGTTTATTTCTACTGTTTTATCTGTAAATGCACCGCTTTGAACCAAACTTCTTACTTGGTCAGTTACATTTGAAAAACCAAGATTAATTTCATCTATCTGTAATTGTCCCGTTTCTGTAACTGAGTCTACTGTCAGAAAAGAGCCACCAGCTTCATAAGAATTAGAATCATAAGTAACGTCTCTATAAAAGTCAGTTAGTCTTATAACAGTAGATAGATTTAGTTCTACAAGAAATGCTGTTTTAGTTTGTTGAGCAGATACTTGAGTTTGTAAAGCTGCTGATAAGCTTCTTGGCATTACTCAATGACCTCTCTCACATCAAATGAGATACTGTAAAAACCACTTGCATCTGTTGAATACATTATTTCATCATTTTCAAGATATACTTTAAAACTTGGTTTATTAACAGTTACAGCTTCATTGTCTGATAGAGCAGCTACTAAATTAGGTAATATATTAACAGTGGCAGAACCGCCTGATGCTGTTACCTCATCTTGCACCATATAAACTTTTGAATGACCTGCAAACTTAATTAAGTCACCTGCTCTTAATGCATGATTGGTATGTGAAAAACCATCCATAGGCACAGCACTTGCACCTGCTGATGTTGCACCATTAACAAGAATATCCGTTTCACTATGACTAGTTCCTTTGTTGTTTAATGGTGCGGTTATATCAAAGTTTTCATAGCCACCTTTTTGTTTAGATAGAAATGCAAATATTTCCTGTGCTTTTAATTGGTCAACTGGTGGCATTTGCACTGTAAAGGAAAAGTATTGTGCACCTATTTGTCTTGCTGACTTTTTGCCTGATAAAGTTTGATTCAATAATATAGGTCTATTGTCTTTGAATTGTAAGGCTCTAAAATTTGGGTCTGTTGGAAAAGTTCCTGACATTATACTATCCCCATTTTGCCTTGAGTATTCATGGCATTGTTAATTATTTGTGTTATAAGTCCTTTTCTTGATGCTAATAACTGGTCAAATCCAGCAGCATCAACTGTTGATATGTTGAAGTTTACTGTAGCACCCATACCTTGTCCTTTAGTGTGGTCTATAACAGTTTCATTAGGATGTAGTATTGCTGGAAATCCACCTTTACCATCTACACCACCAGCTCTTGCACCCATTCCTGTATAACCGCCACCATCAAGTGTTATTTTAGGCATTAATCCTTCTAATATATTTTGTGGTGCTTCTAAAGTTTTAGAGCTTCCTTTTACAATATCACCAACATTAAAGACATCATCTATAAAAGTTCTAAATGGGTCTAATAATTTTGCCACTACTATCTGTTGTATAGCTACTCTTATTAGTTGCTCTACAACATAAGTTGCAAAGTCTTGAAATGCTAACTTACCAGTCTTAAGTCCATTAACAATAGAATCTTCAAATTTCTTCATAGAATTTACTGCAATACTATCTAATGATTTTTCTGTATCTTTTAATTGTTGCTTAAACATATCTATTGGACTTTGTATGTTTGTTAAACTTTTGCCAATATTATCTGTTGCTAATGCAAGTCCATTACTAGAGTCTGTAGCATCATCTTGAGAACCAATTAATTCATCTACATCATCTTTATATTTTCTTATACCATCTGCTGTTACTTTAGCTTCCTTTCCATAATTGGTAGTACTATTTTGTAAATCTTTTATTGCAACATCATTTTTTAGTAGTAGAAGCTCTAAATCACCTATTTCTCCAGCAAACTTTTTAGGAATTATGCTTAATATGGCTTGTTGAAATTTAATAAAATGATTAGATGTTTCTAAAACCTTAACTTGTATCTTTTTAAAAGTATCAGAAAATTCATCTCTAAATATACCAAGTTTTTCTATACCAACAGCAACAAATTCAATAATAGATTTTGCAATTCTCGCACCTAATTTATCCATACCACCAGCTTCATCTACAATTTTTTGTATCTTTTCAGCTATAAATTTTTGCATTTTTTCAAATACTGGCAAGAATGATGTAGTTATATTATTAACAAAAGAACCTAGTTGCATCTTAATAACGCCTACAGCATCATTAAACTCTTCTGTTCTTCTTATTACTTTTTCACTTAAAACAATACCTAACTCTTTAGCTCTTGTAATAAAATTCTTTAGACCGCTTTCAGATAAATCATTGATAGCACCAGTTAATACAACACCTTGTCTACCAAATAAGTTGGCTAAAGCTGTTGCTCTTGCTGTTTGGTCTCCAAGTTGTGTTACACCTTTTGCTGTTTCTTCTAGTATCTCATCAAATGATTTCATAGAGCCATTAGCATTTCTTAACTCAACACCTAAATCTTTAAATATATCTGATTGAGTTTTTACACCTCTTTGAGCATCACCAACACTTCTTGCAAATTTAATTAAAGCTGTATTAGCACCTTCTATAGTAGTGCCTGATTCTCTAGCAGCTAAATGAAATGCTTGTAATGTATCTGTAGCTATACCTGTCTGAGTTGATGTTTTTCCAATAGCGTCTACAGCTTGAAATGATTTATCAACCAATACTGCTAATGCTGTTGCAGAAGCAGCAGCAGCTAACCCTATACCAGCAACACCTTTAGATGCACCAGTAGCTACAGAGCCAACACTTTTAAGACCTTTAGTAACCTTATCAAATGCTGCTTTGGTTTTATCAACTGCGGTTAATTCAAACTTTACTTTTTTATTTGCCATGTTGTCTTTTCTCTTCAGCTAACTCTAAGTAAGCTATCCATCCTTGATATTCTTGGACACTAATTTGTTGGAGTTCCTCTAAGGTCTTTCCAAGTTTTTCAGCTAGTGCATATTGCACATATAAATTAGTATCCTTTATTAGTTTTTTTTCGTTTCCTCAATGGGTTCTTGACCCATGATTTTTGTAGCAACGCTTACTAATATCTCTCTATCAACGCTATTTAATAAGGCATTTTTATCACCTAAATCAAATAACTTGTCTCCATTTTCATCCAATGCTTTGTATATAAGAACATAAGCCATCATCGTTAAATCATCTTCTTTACTCATTTTATAAAGTTTAGAAGTTTCAGCTAACGTCAATGGCTTACTGAATATTCTTAGAGGTTTATCATCTTCACCCCATTCAGGCACTTCGATTACTTTGACATCCTGCTCTGCAAAATGCTTTTTTGCGTTATCTATTACTGACATGATTTTATACTTGGTCTTCTGTTAATGCACCAGTACCTTGTACTGAAATACTAGCTTCAACCAATCCATCAAATGATGCACTTCTTGAAACACCAGTAATGATAGCTGAACCAGTATAGTAATAATCATCAGTATCAGCACCTTCAGGATAGAAAGTTAATACTACTTCTGTACCAATAGTTAAAGCACCTTGACCAGTAGTGTCACCAGCATCCCAAAATACATCTAAACTTCCTGAGAAAGAAGTCAATGATGATTTATAAGTTCTAGCAGAATCACCCATTGAAGTATCTTCTAAAGTATCAGCAGATTCTTCGATTGAGTAAGACCTAATTTCAGCCACCGCTACATTAGAGCCAATAGTACCAACCTTTACAGTACCTTCGCTTCCTTTAAATGTTGCCATTTTCTTTTAC